GGGTAGAAGTGGATTCCTTCTTTCTGGAAAGTGACCCAAATTCTTCTTTGAGCGGCATATTTAATTCTTTCTATGGTTTCGCGTTCATTTTGTATCATTTGATTACTTCATCCTTTGTGTATTTGTCCCAAGAGGTAAATGTTTTTCTATCCAACAGGTCATGCAGGCTGTGACACCATACACCGGGGTTGGTTGCTTTGAAATCTTTGTCGTCTAGCTTGATAGTAGCATTGTAACCTAACAGTTTGATGTAAGGCAGTTTCACTGATATCATAGGTACAAACTGTGCTTGCTCACACAAGCCGCCTTCACACAAGCCGTCTACAGCCGACACGTCAAGATCTAGTGTACACCAGTAGCCGCGATCCAACCAGTGCTGAACCATGCGTTCCCATGCATCCCAGGGTTCGGCATCATTCATAGTGGGGTTTGGAAAACTTTGATTGGCACCAAAGTAAATGTGTGTGATTGGATTCTTACTTTTGCGGTCTGACTCACCCAGTTGCCACATAATTTGATCTGCATCTTGCAGTCCGACCACAAACAATGTACGGTGACCGGCTACAGGACTGGCTTCAACTTCTGTACCCACAAAGAAGTTGGCAGTTTCATGTCCTTGACGATTCATTTGATTTGCTCGCTTTCAAGCAGTTGTAATGCTTCTAATTGTAACTGATCTTCGGGATCGCTGTCAACTTCTGGTTGTTCAAAAGAGAACAGTGCATTGAATTGTGTGCGAGCATTTTTGGTTTTCTTACCTTTAAATCCTCGGGTGCCCACAATCTCCATCCAATAGCTATCATACGTTTCAATAATAGCTTCAGCAGTTTGTCTATCTGGTGCGGCAAAGATTGCTTCCACAATGTCTTCAAATCGAGCATAGTCACCACCACTTCGGCGCATCATTGCAGGATGTTCTCCGGCATCAAAACGTCGGTTAGCTTCTTGCACAGCAGTTAAGTGCATCCAAACATTGTGACCCATAAGCAGTGCATATGAGAAACTGTCCCAGGATGTCTTGCCTTCTTTGCCAATCTTATTTAGATCGCCAGGCTTGTAAATGCAAATATCTTTCATCTTGAACAAATCGCTCAGTGGGCTATCTTCCCAGCGTGGGTAGATTCCATCTGCTACTACACCAGTTGACCACTTACGTGTGTCTAGGCTGTACTTTTTATCGTCGGCACTAGGACCCATACGATACGACCATTTTGAATCATGCTCAAATACATTTTCGTAATACACTTGGCCGTTGGCTGTGGCAAGGAATGGACTGGCACAATCAAAACTAATAGTAAAAGCCGGATTAACGTATTTTCTAACTGCTCTTTGAATCACAGTCAGTAGCACAGCCCATTCCAACTTTGATGTGCCCAAGAAGTGCATCCAATCATGCACACCTTCTTGCAACAAATTATCATAGCGTAATGCTACCAGACGTCTGAGAACCAAGTGAACGTCACACATGTTCTGTCCACCCATTGACCAACCGTCAAAGTGTGTGTCTGGGTACTTTACAGGATCACAGTATTCCTTCATGGTTTCGTACCATTGGTCTGCACTGCTGTGATTGTCGCCCTGCAATACATTTAAGATCTTAGTACCACCATTCTTCACACCTTTGCGATGCTTCATAAAGTATTCGTTGTTGAACTTGGTAGCATCTACTGCTTCTTGCAGTGTGGAGATTTGACAGGCTTTACTGGCTTTCTTGTCATGAATAACCCAAGTGGGAATGTCAAGCGTCATGCAGTAATCAGAAACATTGTCCAACCAATTGAGCACTAACTCACGTTTCTTTTGAGCCTTGGCACAACCCGAGTTGGCTTTCCAATCGCCTTCCCACAGGCCTTTTGCAATCTGGAAACCTCCTGAGTCACCTAGGAGAAATGTACCAGGCTCACGATTCCGTACCATGTCCTCTGACCAGTCTTGTTTTGAGAGATCAAGATTAGCATGTCCTCCAGACGCAAGTGACCAACGATAGGGGAACAAAGCCTTAGTGGAGTTGAGCCAATTAAGCTGTTCCATATCCGTGAGCCCCTGAGGAAATCGTGCGGGATCCACATAGTGCTCGTTCCTTTGCTTGCCTACAAAGGTAGAATAGAATCCGCTAATGGCCGGAAGGAATACAGCGTAGTCCAATTGCTTGGCGGTTAGATCGTCTTGGGTCATGCTTGGTAAAAGTTTACTGTTTCAAATAGCTCAAAGTCTTCTTTATAGAAACTTCGTAGTCTATTTAGATAGTCTGGATTGCTTGAAAGTTTTTCATTGATGCGATCCACGATGTTTTGTTGCAACTCAGTAGTGAACAATTCTGTAACTGTGGGTTTGATCTTTTTAGTAATATTAAACACGTTGGTAGGATCTTGATCTTCTGTTGTGAGATTAAATGGCGTTCCGGTAAACTGTTCCATCATCTTACCAAAGTTGTTGGCCAACGTATCATCACACCGTAACCAAGTGGTCTTAGAATGATCAATACCTTTGATAAAATCACATTGTGGTTGAGTGTGACTGTCGAAAACCACAGTATCAAAGATTGAATCCCAATCAACGTTGTTTATGTGCAAAGGATGTTCTGGATCCCAACCTTGCAAATACTGTGCAAGTCCAGTTACCCACCGATTGATAGGTTCTCTAAGTATCACAGCATACTGGGCATTTTGCAAGTGCTCAGACCATGTTGAAACATTAATATTATATTGTGTTGGAATGTCTTCGTAAAATTTTTGTGTACGGTAGTTAAACAAATATCCTGGCGTATGATGTTTGGTCCAACTGCTGGCATTTTTAGGAATGTGAATGTAAATCAAACATCTTGATGGGTTATCTTTTACAATGCAATAGCTTTGCCCATTCCCGGCCTGATTAGGTCCTGCTGGATCACCATCATCAACAAATTTAGGTCCTGTTGGTTTTTTAAACATATCACTTGCTTTGTGCTGGTAAGATATAATTGTAAACAGCAACACCCGAATCTACAGTAATTTTGGCAGCGCCATCATCACTGATGCGAATGGTCTTGTCTCCAGTCAATGACAAAATACTCATGACTTGCTGAGCAGGCCACGACCAAGCACGTTTTAATTGTCCGTTTACGCCAGGGTGAAACACAAAGTTACCAGCGTGTGTGCTATGATCACCAAAGAAAAACTTCAAGTCGCCGTTTTCAGTCTTGGCTTGGAAATGTGGTTCTTCGGCATTGGCCTGTGCTTGCATACGCAGGCGTTGTATGGCAGCCACAGTAGGCTCAAACTCAATGTGCCAGTTTACACCTTTGAACTTGGGTGTCTTGAGTTTCTCAGTCACAATAGCTTCGGCCATGAAACGATAGTTGTTTTGAAAATCGCCTGCGGCATTTTCAAATTTGATGCCATCAGGCTCGCCACCTGCTCGACGACTCAAGCTAAGTTTGGCATTTTCTTTGTACTCCTGCAAGTTCAACAGAATTTTGATCTTGGCCAAGTTTGGCATGCCAAATGTGCCCACAAAGTCTGGATGTGGATTTTTAAATTCACCTTCCACAACCACGCTCATGTCTTCGGCAAGGCCTACAATTTGTGTGGCTTTGTCATCGCCCACAATCTTGATCAAATCAATGCATCCAAGATCATGTGTGTGTTGTACTAAGTCTAATAGATAATCTCTCATTTTGTATACTCCTAATGTTTAAGTTTAACAGGTTTATTTAGAATTTGCAACTATTCTGGCTAATGTTTGTCCGCCTCTAAGCGAATCTATTTCTCCGGGTTTTTGGAACTCAAACCATGCAACGTCGGCAGGGCCATTGTGACGATGCATGAGTTCAAACCCCAATGCTTCAGCATGTTCTTGAATCAACGATCCCGGAGTGTAGCACATGTAACTGCGCTCGGCCAATGCAACTCCGTGAGCACGATCACAATCGTTGTAGGTAAAAAACACCACTCCACCAGGACGAAGTTTTTTCCATAGCTCGTCCAAATACTGACAGATCAATTCCAATGGTTTGTAATTGAAGTAATTGTAAGCAAAGCAATATCCAAACTGAGCATCTGGCAACAGTGGAAGTATTGGTTTTCCTAGAATCTCTTCGGCTGTGTACAATCTTAACCTACGTCGATATTCTTCAGTAAATCCTTGACAGGCAGGTTCTAGCAATTCAAGATTGTTGTCAATCATGTACAATGGGTCCAATGGTACCAATTGCTCCACGTGTTGTTCCAGTGCTGGCCTAAAAATCAATCCAGGCACACGCCAATCTGTGTAGCGTAAAATTCTACCTTGCAATAATTCGGCACTTTCAGGATCGCAACGTAGCTTGCGATTGAGAATGTGTTCAGTAGTGTCGTAACACATTTCGTGCTGAAACAATCTCAAACTTTCACGCAAATATTCTGGATGTTGCGCTGCCATGGCGTCAATCACATGACTGCGTATAGCGTCAATGGTATGATTGAATTGCTGGAAACTTTCATTAATTTTGTTACCGTTGGCAATAATGCCTTGTGTAAATTTGTTAAATTGCACATTGTGGTTGGCAATTTTGTGTATCACAGCATCAAGTCTGTGACGGGCTTCTTGATGAATTTGCCCTAATTCAAATTCATCAATGTGGTTTAAGTAATCAACAAGTTCGCTCAGTTTCATTCGAATGAGAATAGTGATGTAAAAGTGTTTTCTGTGTTGGTAGCAGACGCAAGGTCCCAATCCAACACACCCAGCAAGTTGTCAATCTTTTGATCCACAACTGTTGCTTCCATTTCTGCGTCGTCAAACGGCAAGTCTTTGAACCATTGCGGCAGGTGCATCTCGTCTGTGGGATAGCCAATTGATGTCCACCCCAAAGCGTTTGATTTTAGTTTACACACAATGGTTTTCATCCCGTCTACAACCTGCATTGAGTAATTGTCTGAATGCATTTTACGCAAGTTATTCCAGTTTAGTGCGGCTCGCACATGTCCAGGCATGTTGGCACGACCCAGTCGTTCTTCTTCTTTGCCGTACTTGGTCAAGTTATTCACACGCTTGGGTGACCCTTTCTCCCAGCCTGGCCGCTCTTTAAACTCATACTTGAATTCTCTAATGCGTTCAATAATCTCATCTCGTTGCGTACCTGCTAGTACTTTATTTAGAATTTCTAACAGGAAGTCTTGAATTACTTTGGGCGTGTCACTGCGCTTCAAATCCAAGCCCATGGCCTTGGTCTTGCCAATCTTGCCGTCTACATCTAATCGCTTGCCTTCCAAGTCAATGATGTTTACAGCATACCGCTTCTTGGTAATGAACAAACTGCGGTCAGCAACCAGTTCACGGCCTGCTTTGATCAATGCGCCCATGTCTCTAGGACAGTGGAATGCCTGTTCCATAAACGCCGGAAAGCTCTCGTTCACTTGATCAGCAATTGAGTCATACAGTTGTATGCAAGTTTCTTTTGACCATTCCATACGCCCTTCAGCAACTTCTTTTTCCAGGATAGGCCATGCAGAAAAATAGCATGAGTCTGTATCACCATAGATGATGGCCTTGCCTGTGTGATCATATTCGCCTGTGATGCATTCGTTGATGTGAGCATCCATGTGCTTGGCAATTGATCTTCCGGCCAGTGTGGTGGACTGACCAATACGCTTGTCAAAGAATCTACAGCCTGGATTCAAAATAGCGCCGTACAAGGAGTTAAGGTTAATCTTCTTGACCAACTGCCGCTTGTCCCAGAACGCAATCTCTTTGGGATCTTTGGTCTCTTTCTTCTTGGCCTGTAGTTCTTGGCGTTCACGATACCAACGCTCCAGCAGGCCGGGGATGATACCTTTCTTCTCGTAAGTGAGAATGGTGCCATTGGCAGTGAGGATCCAAGGCTGGTTGCTATCAAAGATCATGTGCCAGATTTCCATAGCCGAGTGTACACTCTCTTCGCCACCTTCCCAGTCAATGGTAATTTCTGTGCCACGTTGCTGTTCCATTACAGCAGTATATTCTAAACTGGCAAACAAACCTTCCCATGCAGCCGCAAAACTTTGTCCTTTGGCCATGTTGGCTTTGATCAAATGATCAGTCATGGTCTGCCGCAACTGGCCTACTACAGTTTCTGGGCCCATGTTCATGGCACGAATAGCTGATGGATATAGACTGTTGATGTCCACTGATCCAACCCACATGTGCAAGCCCTTTTTAGGGTATGCCACATACGCACCTGCGGCCTGTGTGTCATCGTCTGTAAGGCGTTGCTTGCGATTGGGCACAACCATGCCACGCTCGTGTGCTTCGTTGATAATGGCCTGTTCAGTTACTGCCACAGCACCCATTGTGGTTTGTAGCAACACAGTATTGGCATGTGCCAGTTCATTTGCCAAATCCAAGAAACGCAGTTTCTTGTCCAACTTGGCAATGATCATGGTGTCTTGGCGGTTGTACTCAATGAACTTCTTAAAGTGTTGGTTGTACAATTGATCCAGTGTGCCTTCAAACTGTGTTTTGCGTTCGCCCAGTTCGTATTCACCAATGGCATCCAAGCTGTATGAGTGTCGTTCTTCGTATGTGTACTTGCGATACAACTGCATGTAATCCATATGCACACGACCAATCAAGTCATATGTTTGATTTTCTGCACCAAAGCGTTCAAACATCCTTTGCTTGGGAAACTGTCCCCACAAACAAAAACGTCTAGTATCGTCCTTGCTGAGTATTCTTGTGGTACGATTTACTGTGTAAGGAATGTCATAGCCTTCTGAGTTCCAGCCTGTTAGCACATCTGCACCTTCGATCACATCCAAGAACATCTTGATCATATCTTCTTCACGTTCAAACAAGATGGTATTTTCAAACTCACTCACCAGTTCTTGTGCAGTGTCCCAGCTTAGATGTTTAGGCGGCACAGCTAATGTGATCATTTGATCCAGCCAATCCAAATATATAGATATTGCAGTGATGGGATTGAACGGATCTGCCACAGGCGAGAATCCACGCTCTTGGTCAAACGCAACTTCAATGTCAAAAAATGCTGTGTGTAATTCAGGAGCATCTTGATCTTTGTAGTTTTCTTCTAGGCATCTAAAGATGGGATTGATGTCAGATTCATACAACTGTTTGCCTGACTGGCTGCGAACTTCCTTGCGAAATTCTTTGTTGTTGCGCGATGAGAATCTATTTACAGGTGTGCCATAGATGCTCTGGAACTTGCCTCTAGGATCGTCGTAGTAGAAGATGTAGTTGGCAGGATATTCCCGGTAGACTCGTTCGCCATTGCGTCGTTCTACAACATGGATGCGATCGTGTTCACGATCAAAAAGTGCGTCAATATAACTCATTGTTCTCCGTTTGTGGCCGGTAAGCCATGATTCATGCTCGTAACGAGAGCGACTCGCAGATATTTATATTAGACAGTGTGTTGATAGGAAATCTTATCATGCTCGATTCAAGTCGTTTGTGATGCAGTGTATACCAGCGTCCCAAAAATAACGATGCCTAAACGGCGACACATGAACTTCGATACCGTGTCTAGCACAGGCCTGTTCAACTTGATCATTGTGACTGGACACCACAATGTTCTTTTGATCAATCACAAGTATGTTAACATCAAACACAGTTTCGCTGGCATTGCCCACCCAAGACTCAAAGTAATGTTCAACCATGTGTACAAGATTAGGATCTGATTCAAATCCTGGAATGTTCCAGCGTCCACGATTGTGTTTCATGCTGGCACGAAATTCCGCAGTGTCTGCATAGTCACTTGGCGGCAAGTAAACCACTTCCCATCCAGGGAAGGTGTCTGCATAAGTTGGAACATCTCGTAGGCTAATAATCAACCCAGGTGTGACTGGACAATAGGTAGCATCTCCGTGGCCACCTGCATTCACAATGCGATTGCGTGTGCGAGGAAACAGTTGATTGACTTTGGCCAACAGTTGTGTTTGATCTTCATCATAGCTTTGAGTGGCAAAATACAAGTCTTGACCAATGCGACTCACAAAGCATCCTGACACTACATCAAGATCAGTATGGCGTACTGTGTTGCCTTGCGATAACACATGCTCAATGACGTTTTGATAACAACTCAATTTGGCACGATGTTGTGCAAGATCTCGCTGTTGAAATTCTAGCCAAGTCAGATCAGTTTGATTAGCGTATGCTCTTTGAGCATGCGAGCTGTTGGGCTGTTGCGGAACCCACAGTTCATCATGAATCATGATGAAGTAATCTCTTGGAGTTACAGGTGGTGACACCCAATGATCATGAATTTTCAAAGCACTGAGATCCTCAGGCAGTTGAGGACGCAACACACGGATTCCGAACCGGCCATGCAATAGTGCAATAAGGGCTTGATAATCTTGTTCAGTTTCTTCTGCTAACGTTTGGAAACGTTGGCGTGTGTTACGATCTTGGATCCAATGGTAATAGTCCGGCGGGTACGTCATACCGACCACGCATACCTGTAATGGATCCCAGTGTTGAAAAACTTGATAGGTCAAAGAGTTTTACCAACTGTTTCTAAAATAGTTTCCAGGGTTTCGTGATCCTGTTTCTCTTTGCCAAACTCGGCCTTGTGTGCCAGCTTGATGGCCTTCTTGAGAATAGCAGGCTTGATTTCTAGCTCTTCGGCCACAGCCTTCACAGTGTCAGTAAGTCC